TCTGAAGGTCCAGATGATCCGCAAGGACGACTGGGACGACGACCCGAACGGTCGCCTTCTGATCTGGGAACGCCCCGACAAACTCTGCAAATACATCGTCGGGGTGGATGTGGCGACAGGCGTGGGTTTGACGAACAGCGTGGCTCATGTGGTTCGGGTCGGAACCGTGTATGAGCCCTTCGAGCAGGTAGCCGAGTTTGCCTGCAACTTCATAGATCCCCACGCCTTCGCCCCCATCCTCGACCTGATCGGGCGGATGTACTCATCGCGCCTGGACGAGCTTCCGGCCATGATGTGCATTGAGTGCAACAATGCGGGCGAATCGACCCAGTACGACCTGATGACGATCTATGGCTATCCCAATATCTATAACTGGAAGGTTTACGACCGCTCGGGCAACGTCATCACCAACAAGCTGGGCTGGTGGACCACCCCCCGCACCCGCCGCAAGATCGTGGTGAACGGTTCTCGCCTCCTGAAGTCCGGAATGTGGAAGATCAACAGCCCGTGGTTCATCGACGAGATGGCCGACTTCGAGCTTCAAAAAGGGATCGGCAACATGATGCTCGACACCGAGATCGAGATTGCCTCGGGGAAACACGCCGCTGGAGCCCTCGATGACCGCCTCATGGCCGGTTTCATCGCCGTCTGGTGCGCCAACGACCTCCACGACGGCACCGACATCCTGGTGGAGCACCAGCGCCACCTCGATCACATGAAGGAGCAGGAGACCCGCCTGAACGCGGGGCAGCCGCGCAAGGACTACCAGAACTCCTCCATGTCCTACGACAAGATGAAAGAGATGGAAGACATCTGATGGATTACGTCAAACTCGCACCTGCATTCAGTCATGACTCTTTGGCTGATGCCATTGTGCAGCTGGACCGTCCTTCTGACCTCTTCGTTCCGGTGGAGCAGTGGGACAGGCTGACATTTCTGGTGCGATTTCCCGCGCAGCGCGACACAGTGGGTGTTTACGTCATGGTTTTGGGGACGCGAGTGCGTCCTGTAGAGGGTTATCGACATGATTCTGACGATCAAGGATGAAACCGTGAGGGCCCTGATGGACCATCACAAAATTGGGTCGCTGGCGGGGGCGGTCGCCTACATCAACCGTGTCGTCGAGCGGTCTTCCCGCGACAACCTCGAAGGCGCTCTGGCCCTCTCGTCGGACACGGTCTCGAAGCTGCGTAACATGCTCGGGGGCTTCACCACCGAAACGGACCTCGTAGACCGTGTTCGGCGCATCGGCAGGATCAAGGTGCAGGGCCGCGAGTACGTCCTGACTGCCGAACAGCTGGCCCGCCTCAAGCAGGAAGCGTTCGGCCACGCGAAGAACGGAGAACCCCGCCGAGAGCAGGATGCGACGCCTGAGCAGGCCGCCGAAATTGTCGGTCGGTACATGGCCGAGCAAATCGACTACTATATAAAGATGATGTGCTCCCAGCTCTGAGGACCTATGCCTACCTACAAATTCGAGTGCGAACCCTGCCAGTTCCGCCTGGAAGTCTACATGCCTCTCTCGATGCTGGACCAGTTCGGCCCGCCCGAATGCGAGGAGCACGGCCCGATGCAGTACGTCTGGGAGCTGAACAAGACACGACCTTTCCCTGCCTTCACGACAACCCACGTCGACGGCAAGCCTCTGGAGATAACTTCCCTCCACCAAATCCGCAAGCTGGAAAAGGAAAGGGAAAGGTCCAAATTCTGCTGGGAAATGGGGTCTTATGACTCATCCCACTATGGAGACAGCTGATGCCCGATCTACCGCCCGCACAGGACAAGTACGAGAAGGACATCCTCAACTGGGTCAACGCAGCCGTCGCCGAGGGTGACCGCTTCCTGGCGGCCCAGTACGGCTACGACGAGATCCAGAAGTGCATCAATTACGTCCAGGGCGATCAGGTCGACAAGTCGAAGCCCAAGGATCTCTCCAACTTCAGCACCAACCGCCTCGGCAAAGTGTCGACGGACATCGTCGCCGCGCTGACGGACATCAAACCGTTATTTGCCTACAGGACGGCGAACAAGCGTTTCAACGATCAGGCCGAGATCCTCAACAAACTGTCGACCTTCTGGTGGATGAACAACTTCATCGACCTGAAGCTGGGCGGGGCCATCCAGCTGGCCATCCCCGCTGGCTGCGCCTACCTCCAAGTAATCTACAATCAGGACCTTCAGGGCGGTCACGGCGACCTGGACGTTGTTCCCCTCGATGCCAGGGATGTTCTGCCGATCCGCCCATCCACCTCTATCTCGGTGCAGGATATGTACGGGGTCGTCATCCGCTCCGTCGAAACGGTCAACTACCTGCACTCCAAGTACCCGTGGATGCGAAGCCGCATCAAGGCCGACCACGACGCCGCCTTCTACCAGCCGCGCCAGACTGCTTTCTCACGCATGATGAACACCATCATGACTCCGGTGGCCGCTGCACTGAGGCCCCAGATGGGCGCGGGTGGATTCCGCATCCCCGGCAAGGAAGTTCGCACCGTATATATAAAGGATGACTCCATCAACGAAACCGACGAGATCACGCGGATCGGCTACGGTCCCGAGGGCGAACGCTACTCCTGGTCCTACGAGGTCCTGCCGGGGGACATGCTCTACCCCCGTGGCCGCACTATCGTCTGTGGGAAGGACATCGTCTTCTACGACGGCCCCAACGTCTACTGGCATGGCAAGTTCCCGCTCGTCAAGCTCTACACCGACTTGTCGTTCGTCTACCCCAACTCGTTTCTGTCGAAGTCGATATTAAAGGATCTCATTCCGCATCAGGACTTGCTCAATGAGATGGTGAACGGGATCGCTGACGCCGTAAACCAATGCCTCAAGCGGGGTATTGTGGCTGATTCCAGGGCGATCCCGCGCACCCTTCTGGAGAAGCTGAACAGCCGGAAGCCTGGGTTCAAGATGATGGTCAACCCCTCCGTCGGGGAGGGCATCAAGTGGCAGGAGCCGCCCGTCCTGCCCCAGTACGTCTTTGAGTTCCTCCAGTGGCTCGTCACCGAGATAGAGTATCTGAGTGGTAGCACAGACCTATCAAATCTGGCGAAAGTGAAGCAAATCCCCGCTGTGGAGTCGGTCGAAGCGATCATGCAGGCCATGACCCCCGCCACGCGCATGAGGGGCCGCCTGATGGAAATCGCCCTTAGGGAGATGGCAGAGCTGGTGAAGTTCGGATTCTTCCAATTTTATGACGCCCCCCGCCGAATCGCCGTCCTGGGCGAAGACGGGGTCAGCCTGGAGGATTTCGACTTCGATCCTGGCAATCTGATACCAGATGAGACCGATATGGACTATCGTGGTATGCCTCGAACCCAGAGGGCCATCCGCCATGCCCACAGCTTCACCTTCTATGTGACGCCGAACTCGATGTTGGAAGTGGCCTTGGTAACGAAGAAGATGCTCATGATGAGGCTGCGGACCATGGGTGAAATCGACCACCAGACCTTCCTCGAATCGATGGAGGTCCCGAACATCCCCCAGATCGACCAGCGCCTCCAACAGGAGCAGATGCAACAGGCTCAGATGGCTATGATGGGAGCTACGCCCCAAACCGGCCAGATCCAGGGTCCAGGCCGACGTCCAACGGGTCAGTCCCCACCCCATATGGAAAGCAAGGATGGGGGCACTAGAGCAGCAATTAGTGAGTCTTAGGAGCGATTTCACTTGACTTTCACCCATATGTAGTATCTATTACGCCGAGGACCACTATATATGCCTCTGAAAAAGTACTTTAAGGGCAAAGGTGAAGAGGTCATGGACGACATGACCAGCCGTTATGGATCTGAAAAGGGCAAGCGCGTGTTCTACGCCACTGCCAACAAGCGGAAAGTGGCCCCGAAACGGCGAAAGAAGTCCCGAAGGCCGCCGTCTCGATCCGAAGGGAGATAGCCAATGGCAAAGTCACCCAGTATCGACTCGCCTTTCTCCGATGCGGTGGTCAGCCACAACACCGGAAAGAGGCCTGTGAACGATAAGGCTTCGCCTCCGAAGAACGTAGAGGATTCCGAACTCTACCACAACGAGAAAGCATCCTCGAAGCGGGGCAAAGAGCCCTGCTACGACCACTACGAGTAGGAGGCCACGATGCCGTCACCAGCAGGTATCAGCGGTTCCGGAAACGAAGGATATCAGGCCCTCGACAGGGGGCCGAGTCTCCCTCCCGACGTTCAACCCTCTACCTTCAACCAGTTGGCGGGTCAGCAGGACCCCAACGCGGGGGCGGGGCCGAGCGCGGGTGGAATGCAGATCGCGACCATCATTGGCCAGATGGCCATGGGTCTCGAAATGGCACTCATGAAGTTGGCAGCACTGGTTCCTGGCTCCGAGGGCTACGCGCAAGTGGCTCAGCAGGCCATCCGGCAGATTGCAGTCTCCGGTCTGGCCGCATCCGGAGCTGGGGGTGGAATGCAACCGCCATCTCCCGATATGGGAGCACTGGCAGGACCGCAAGGCCCAGCGGCATCGGGACCCTCGATGGGTGGCGCAGCAGGACCACCTCCTGGTCTCCCGATGATGTAGGGCTGGCTGCGAGGAACGAATGGCAGCACAAACGGAGTTCAGCTTAGATCAGTACTTGAAGGAACTTCTCAAGGATGCCGAGGGCACACTGCCCAAGGAAAAGGTGGAGGCAGCCCGAGAGCTGTTGGCCCACGAGAAAGTGGCACCCCGAGTCAAGGAACTGGCATTGACCCGTTCCGACTACAGCCGCAACATGGACAAGCTCCGCAGTGAGGAGCGGGCCCTGCAGGAAAAGCTGGCTGAGACGGAGCGGTTCTACCAAACCCAGATTCTCGCTGACCACAACAATCGTGAAGCCTTCAGTCAACTGCAAGCTGAAAACCAGCGCCTGCAGCAACAGATGCAGGGGCAACCTTACGGTTATCAAGGAGAACAGCCGAATATGGCCCAACCTTCCGGAATCACGAAGGAGGAGTACGCGGCGCAGATGGAACAGCTTCAGAAGAACGCTCTGAGCGTTATGACGAAGATGAACTACCTCTCCTCGAAACACCTTAAGGAATTCGACGAGGTCCTCGACCCGTCTGAAGTGGTTAAGTTGGCAGTTGAAAAAAGCCTTCCCTTGGATGTGGCCTACGACAGCTACACAGCGGAGTTGCGCCAGAAGCGGGCGGATGAACGGCACCAGGACGAGCTGAAGAAAGCTCGTGAAGAAGGTGCCATGGAGTACGCCTCGAAGCACAACCTTCCGCTCGTGGACACGCGGCCTCGGGGGATCCACCCTCTTCTGACGAAGCCGGATGAGGTGCCTCGGACCCATAACGACCGTGTGGCGGCAGCGACTGAAGCCTATCTCCGAGGGGAGAAATAACTCTCGGAGGTAAATCTAAATGGGCTTCTTGGACGAAGTCAACACCTACACGAATAAGCACATCGTGCCGGGGGTTGTTGACAACGTATTCAAGAACGATCCGCTCCTCGCCTACCTGAAATCGAACCAGCCTGAGACATTCCCTGGCGGTTCCGCTATTCAGGAGAACTTCATGTACGGCACCCTTATCGGCGGTTCCTACGCGAAGGGAGCGACGTTCGACATTACGCGAGTTCAGCACACCACAGGCGCAACCTTCCAACCGAAGTTCTACGAAGTCAACGTCACCGAGTTCAAAGAGGATCTCCAGGTCACCGTGAAGGGGCCTCACGCGGTCTTCTCGATGGTCGACGCCGACATGGCCAACGCGGCCCTGACCATGAGCGCGATCCTCGCGATTGCCCTCTACAACAACGGCCAGGACGCGGG